CCCGTGAGCGGGTCAAGTACAGGTACGCGAGCTGCGGGTATGGTCGTGATATTGCTCATGCGTTTGTAGGCGTTATGAGAAGTTCAGCACCGAGAATCGTGATACGCACAGGGTCTGTCCCGGATACCTCGTATACTCTGTCGCGTAATTTTGTTGTCATGCCAAGACGGCGCCAGATGACTCGTTTACCGTACTCGCCAATTTTACCCATTGAGAGACAATGCTCGTTCGACCATGTATGCCCTCCATCGTCCGACCAGCGCAGGCGCATTTTCGGGTCGTCGCCTTGACCGCTGACTGGCGCAACACCGGTCTCGCAATCAAGCTGAAGCGAGTGGTGTGATGTGCGTTTCAAATTGTTCTGCCCTGTAGGTATCGCTCTCCACGACCGGAGCCATTTCTGCGTGCCAACAGCATCTTCGTATACGTCAACATCCAGTTTGTATATGTTTCCGTTGTTGTAATCCCCGATTACGGGCACGCCGTTAAACGCGCAATGGCAGTTCCCCCTGTGTCGGACAAACGCACCGCCCATAAAATTTGCTCTTTCGTGCCACGCGCCTGTGGCCACGTCGTATACCCATGTCGTATTGGCGGTCGGAAAATTCAACACGTAGAACGAGTGGCCTTCCTGCTGGTATGTGTATGCTACGGCATCAGTAATATCCGCATACTGCTGAATCTGCCATTCAACAGCGTGGGTTGAAATACGCTGCGGGATGTACCCATTTACTTTATACACTATACCACGGCCCCGAGAGTCTCCACCGAGCCAAAAGAATGTGTTGTCCAGTTCCGCTACAGAAAAGGGCGCGGCGCATCCGGTCTCAATAAGCGCACCTTGAATAGGCGCAAGTGGAAAAGGTGTTGTCGCGGCATCGTACCAAACCTCGGTCGTTGTGTGGCCGAATACCCACAACTCCTTGTGCATCGAGGCTATACGGACGACGCCATCAGGCGAACCCTCCGCGCTGGCAAATGAGAGCGCGTTCCAGGATGTGCCATCGTAAATGTCTGAAGCATAAATCTGCTGGCTGTCGGGCTTATTAACGAGAAAATATCCGTCAAGAAACGCTACCGACTGCGCACCAGGGAAGTCTGCATCGGTGACTTCAGCGAAGGTCTCGGCGACAGAGTTCCATATATACGCCTTTGGGTTGCATGCAAAAAATACTTCAGTACCGTTATCGTCAATAACTATGGGGTCTGTCCCCGTGTCGGTCATTGTTCCAATAAGCTCCGGTGTTGCGTCTACACCATCCAGCATATACACTTCCTGCCCCGACACGACATAAAACACATTCTTGTTTGTCTGCGTCCACAATGCGCGAATCGGGCCTGTACCCATGTTCGCCAAGTACACCATCCCCGGGCATCTGCTGAGATACGCAGGTTCTTTACCCCCTTCCGGCACAACTTCCGGATAGAGGTTCACCATGCGGCTATCAGCTGCATTCGGGCTACGGGTAACGTAGCTTGAACCAAGAATTGGTGTCTTCATCAGTAATTGTTGGCGTATACGTTATACCTCTGATGATTAGCAACCATGCTGTACGGCATGTTCATCACATCATCAGGGTTGTTGATGCGCTTCAGATTGCGTTTGCTGGTCATTGCGATACGCTGAATTGTCGGTGCGGGTTCTACCCCGAACTCCGGTGCAATCTCGCATGCCAGATTATATTTGAACGCCCGGAGGTATCCGGGGGGAAATGCCAGTTCAGTAGCCAGTGTAGCGGGCTGAGTCAATTCCTGCACGGAAACGATGTGCATCACAACGGGTGTTGCAGGAATAGGATACACGGTAAGCGTTATATCCGGGTAGCCCATCTGCACCCACATTACCTGCGGATATGTAGACACTACGCTTTTGAGCGCAATGGCGTTGTACTGCTGCTGATTGACGAGTTTAATACCAAACGACAGCAGATTGGCGGGATCCGTGAAATATGTGGACGAGTCAACGCTTATGGGCCTATTGCCTACGGATGTTCCCGACGGGCCAAGAGTTACCGTTGCAGACCCCGCAGGCCATGAAACCTCCTGGTCTTCCGTGGCGAACACGACCAAACGCTCTGTGCTCCACGAGTCAATCATCTGATTGAGCGCGTCAAGCGCATCGTTCGACATCTCGGAAGAAGGAGTTTCACCTTCCGCTAAAATGCCAAGAAGCCTTAGTGCGGCGTTTATCTGGTCTCCAGCGGTGGTTGCCATGTCTACTCTTCTATTTTGCGCCGGCGCCTGCTTGCAGGCTTCCCGACGAGATTGTTTACACGCTCCTCTTTAACCGCAGGAACGGGGACTTCAATTTCTTTGGCTTCTTGGTCAAGTTCAACCCAGCCATTACCCTTATCGTACTCAGCCTCCATTTCGGAGCATGCGACCTTGGTGCCGTGAATCGTGTGTTTCAAGTATATAACCATAATTCTGAAATTTTAAAAGGGGCCCGAAGAGCCCCTTGAAATTATGCTCCGGTAGACTTCGTCAGTGTACCTGCATTGTCCCACCAAGCCCCTGCTACGAGCGGGTCAGCGGCCGGAAAAATAACATACCCAGTCACATTCCCAGTCACATTCCCGGTAACATTCCCGGTAACATTCCCAGTCACATTCCCAGTCACATCCCCAGTCACATCTCCGGTAACATCATTGTTGATGGTACATCCAGAAACAGTAGCGCCAGAAATAGTGCCGCCGTTGATTTCGGGGTCAGAGTAAGCAACACCAACAGGTTTCGTGTTTCCCATATTGTGCTCCAGTTGAAAATTAAAAAAGACCCCCTCCGAAGAGGGGGTTGTTTCGGGATTAACCCCACATGCGGACAGCAGCTTCAGGACGAATCACACCGTAACCGTACAGAACGTCAATCCTGCAAGGCATTTTGTCGGTGCTAATATCGTACTGGCGGACAATCCTCAGCGAGATACCGTTGTGAACCTGACGCGAGGCCATATCGACACCCTGCGGGAGCAGAAGGTCAGCAGTAGCCATAGTGATGGCGTCCTTGTGGTAGATAAGGTTCTGCGGGTACTGAGCAGAAGCCGAACCAACAAAGGTAACCACATCGTTCTCGGCAGGCATATCGTTGATGGTAGCCAGCGCCACGTTTGCATCGGTAGCCGAATCAGCCGGGTAGAAAGCAGGGCTGACGGAGAGTTCGGCAACACCACCTGCGCTTGCAGTAGCGGCTGCGGTCACGACGAACTGCTGAAGGCTGCCGGTAGACTCGCGGGTCTGCGGGTTGACAGCGTAGACAGAAGCAATCGTGAACACTTCGCCAGCGGCAATGGTAGCTGCTGCGCCAAGGCCATCGACCTCAATGGTGCTGGAACCTTCGGTAACTGCGGTAGCGGTAACTGCGCCGTTGGTACGGGTACCGGTGCTGATGGTCTTGATGGACTGCGACATTGCAATCTCATTGTAACCAAGCACACCTTCACCCATCATGCCGCTCTTGAACTGCGAACCAATGGTAGCGCTGGGGTTGAAGAGGCCCTTCATGCCCTCAACAAG